ATGGACGACGGCACCTACCGCGACATGCTGTGGGTGATCGCCCGTGTGCGCTCGGCGGCGGATCTCGACTTCGCCGGCCGGAAGAGCGTGCTCGATCACCTGTCCAGCCGGGGGGCGAAGATCGGTAACGGCCGCCCGGCGCGGCCGAACGAATGGGCCTTCATCGACCGCGCCGCCGAAGACTGCCGCCCCATGCTGCGCAAGATCTGCGTTCTGTGCCGTGAGCTGGGCATCGAGCGCGGCAAACAGAAGCGCTACGTCGAGGGCATCGCCCGCCAGATGACCGGCATCGAGCACGGTGGCGCCGTCATGAAGCCGCTGGAGCTGTGCAGCTACACCGAGCTGTGGCGCATCACGGCGGCGCTCAACAAGCACCTGCAGCGCCGGGAAGGCCGCGCATGAGCGGCCACGCCATGCTCGCCTTCGCCTTCCTCGCCGGCGCCGGCTTCGGCGCGGTGGTTGCCTGGGCCTGGTTCGAGCGCTGCGGCCGGCCGCGCGAGATCAAGATCGTCATCGACAAAGAGTTGGCCAGGAAGATCGACGAGCGCATCGTCATGGGCTGGCTCGATTCGCGCGGCCTGGTGTGGATGCCGATGGGCGTAGAGAAGATCGTCAAGGGGAAAACACGATGAGCGAAGCCCAGCCCAGCCTTGTGGAGCGCGGCTACCCGGAGCTACTGGCCGACCTGGCCGACCAGGTTGCCGCCAAGCTGGCCGAGAACGGCATCGAGCTGGAGCGCGCGGCCGACATTGGCTTGGCGGTCGCCGAGCACGTGCGCAGCAACTGGTCCGGGCAGAGCCTGTACCTGCCGAAGGGTGAGCGCTACGAACTGTCGCGCCGCGACCTGGAGATCTTCGAGCGCTTCAACGGCACCAACCACGAGCCGCTCGCCCGCGAGTACAATCTGACCGTCATGCGCATCTACCAAATCGTCAAAGCCGTCCGCGCCGAGATGATCCGCAAGCGCCAGGGGTCTCTTTTCTGAGGAGGCATCATGAAGAAGCTCATCACCGCCTTTGTCGCCGCGCTGCTTTCGACGGCATCTGTCGCCGGTTCCACCGCCGGCCTGTGCGGCCAACTGACGGCGGAGCAGGACGGCGTCAAGTGCCGCGTGAGCGACATCGACGGCCTCGGCAGCACGCTGCTGATCCGAGTGCACGCCCGCAAGGGCGACGACGAGGCCCGCGTCGCCAGGGCCAAGGCCGCCACGCGCCAGGCCATCGACGCCTTCCTCGCCGAGGGCGGCGTGTTCATCAAGATGCGCACCACGCGGCCGGACGGCGTCGAGGTCGAGCGCACCTGCTCGAAGGTGAAGGGCAGGAAGTCCGAGCACTGCGGCGAGTGGTCGCCGGTGAAGGGGTAGAGATGAACAAAGCACCCTGGACAGACTTCGCGGGGCAAGGCATTCACGAAGGCGACATGATCGAGCATCCGTCAGGCGAGCGCGGAGCGGTTGTGTTTTTGCCGAACGAAACCAGCCCAGGAGATCAGTGGCGCGTCGATTACGGCGACGGCTACATCTCGCGGCTGTGCCTCCAGATCGGCGACAAAGGGCGCGCTGTTGTAACGCCGCGCTCTCCAGACTGACTTTCCAGTCGCCGATCGTTAGTAAAACCCTTTAGCGGAACCTCCCCGCACGCATGCGTAGCCTACGCGCATGCGGGAAATCAATCTGATCGTCGTTCATTGCTCGGCCACGCCGAACGGCCGCTGGGTCTCCACGCTCGACATCGATCAGTGGCACGCGGCGCGCGGCTTCAAACGTCTTGGCGAGTGGCGCGCGCGGCAGAATTCGCAGCTCGGCGCCATCGGCTACCACTTCGTCCTCTATACGAACGGCGCCATCGCCACCGGGCGGCACCTCGACGAGATCGGCGCCCACGTCGTCGGCAACAATCGCAAATCCATCGGCATCTGCGTCGTCGGCACGGACAAATACACCGCCGCGCTATGGAGCAGCCTGGCCGCCCTGGTTGATCGGCTGCGCAAGGATTTTCCCAACGCTCGCGTCACCGGCCACCGCGATCTCTCGCCCGACAGGGACAACGACGGCCTGGTCGAGCCGTGGGAGTGGCTGAAGACCTGCCCCGGTTTCGACGTGGCGGCCTGGCTCCGCGCCGACATGGTGCCGCCGAAGGGCGGCGTCCTGGAGGATCTGGCGTGAAGCTCCTCTTTGCGCTGGCCGTCCTGCTGTTCGCCTGCGGCGCCCAGGCGGCGCCAGATCCGCTGCAGGAGACGCGCTATTGCGGCGAGCCGAAGCGTGACGCCAGGGGGCGCATCCTGCGCCGCGCCGACGTGCTGAATGCCTTTGCCAGCCGCTATCCCTGTCCGGCCACCGGCCTGCCGCAACGATCGTGCCCAGGCTGGGCCATCGACCACGTCATCCCGCTCGCCGTCGGCGGCTGCGACGCCGTGCGCAACCTGCAGTGGTTGCCCTCCGCAATCAAGTCGTGCTCGGGCACGGTCTGCAAAGACCGCTGGGAACGAAAGGTGTACGCCAAATGACGGGCGTCTGCATGATCGGCATGCCGCAGATCGCGGAGATCGATGCGATGCCCTCGATGCGCCGCATCGCCTACAAGCGCGGCTACAAGTACCAGCTGGTCGCCGACTATGTCGTGCGCACGCCGGTCAGGCCGGGCCGCGACATCCTGCATGACTGGTTTGTCCTGACCGCCGCCGGCGTCCTCTACGTCATGAAGGGTTATGCCTGGGACGGTGCAAGCGGCCCGACCTGGGACACCGACTCGTCGATGCGCCCCTCGCTCATTCACGACTGCTTCTGCCAGATGATGAAGGAGCGGCAGATCGGCTACAGCACGTGGTCGGCGACGGTGCATCGGCAATTCTACGAACACTGCATCGAGGACGGCATGTGGAAGCTGCGCGCCTCGCTGTGGCATGCCGGCGTGGTTGTCGGCCGGGGCGGCGACCCGGACGTGCCGGACGACAACCCGGTCGTATTTTCCCCGGAGGGCGCATGACGGTACAGCTCGAACTGTGGCAGCTCATCGTGCTGCTGCTGGCATTTTTCGGCGCTCTCGGTGCCTTCGGCAAGGTGCTGCTCGATCAGTTCGAGAAACGTCTCGGCGAGCGCTTCAAGGCGCAGGAGCTGCTGCGCCAATCCGGCCAGGCGCAATGGGAAAAGCGCCTCAACGAGCTGGAGAAGATCAGCCGGGACACCGAGCGCGAGGTTCTCACGCTCAAGGCCGACCTTCCGCTCAACTACGTGCGCCGCGAAGACTACATCCGGGGGCAGAGCGTCATCGAGGCGAAGCTCGACGCGCTCTACAGCGAACTCAAACTGGTGCAACTGAATGGAGCCAAACATGGCGGTTGACCTTGCGAAAGTCCGGCGCGAAACCATCCGCTGGCAGATCATTCTCACGCTCAACAACGCTCGGCCGATAGGCGCTTGGGAGGACGTGGTGCTCTCCGTCGTCCAGGCGAGCTACCCGGACGCCACGCCGCTGGAACTTCGGCGCGAGCTGGACTACCTGGGCGACCGAGACCTGGTCGAGATCCACAAGGAGCCATCCGGCCGCTGGCACGGCGAGCTGACGCGCTATGGCGTCGATGTCGCCGAATACACGGTTGACTGCGATCCCGGCATCGCCCGTCCGGCGAAGTATTGGTGATGGCGCGCAGATCCAAGGTTCTCGGATTGCCCCCGGAGGTGCGCGCCTGGCTCGACCAGGCGCTCGCGGAGGGCAACTTCTCCGGCTACGAGGCCTTCGAGGCCGAGTTGGCGAGACGCGGATTCGGCATCAGCAGCTCGAGCATTCACCGCTACGGCCAGCAGCTGGAGAAGAAGCTTGCCGCCGTGAAGGCATCCACCGAGGCGGCCCGCGCGATCGCCGCCGCCGCGCCCGACGACGCCGACCAGCGCAGCGCCGCCGTGATGAGCCTGGTGCAGACCGAGACCTTCAACGTACTGGTCGCCCTGCAGGAGGCCGAGGAGGCCAAGCCGGAGGCCCGCCTCAAGCTGCTGGCCAAGGCGGCGGAGGCGATCGCCAAGCTGTCGCGCGCCTCCGTTAATCAGAAGAAATGGGAAACCGAGGTTAACGCGAAGGTCAAGGCGGCGGCCGAGGCGGCGGAGCGCATCGCCAAGAAGGGCGGGCTGTCCGCTTCGTCCGTGTCGGAGATCCGCAAGAGCATCCTGGGGATCGCGTCGTGAAATTGAATCCGCTCGCCTCCGCGCTGTCGGCGGCATTCCAGGACGACGCGCCGCCTCCCGTGCTGCTCGGCTACCAGCAGCGCTGGGTGGCCGACGATTCCCCGCTGAAGGTTGCCGAGAAAAGCCGCCGCATCGGCCTCACCTGGGCCGAGGCTGCCGACGACGTTCTGATCGCCTCCGGGGAGGGCGGCTCCAACGTCTTCTACATCTCCGCCACGCAGGACATGGCGCTGGAGTACATCGAGGCATGCGCCATGTGGGCGCGCGCCTACGACCTCGCCGCCGGCGAGGTCGAGGAGGGCATCTTCCTCGACGATGGCGACAAGGAGATCAAGACTTACCGCATCGACTTCCCGAAGTCGGGCAAGCGTATCGTCGCGCTGTCCAGCCGGCCGGCGAACCTGCGCGGCAAGCAGGGCGTGATCGTCATCGACGAGGCGGCCTTCGCGCCGGATCTACCCGGCCTCATCAAGGCCGCGATGGCCATGCTGATGTGGGGAGACAAGGTCCGCATCATCAGCACGCACAACGGCGAGGACAACGTCTTCAACGAACTCATCAACGAGATCCGCGCCGGCAAGCGCAAGGGCAGCGTGCATCGCATCGCCTTCGGGAATGCCGTGGCCGACGGGCTATTCCGCCGCGTCTGCCTGCGCAAGGGCAGGCCCTGGAGCCAGGAGGCCGAGGACGCCTGGGTGGCCGACGTGCGCGACTTTTACGGCGACGACGCGGCCGAGGAACTCGACGTTGTCCCGGCAAAGGGCGGCGGCGTCTACCTGCCGCTCGCCCTGGTCGAGGCGCGTATGGCGCCTGTCGGATCAGATCAGCCGATCATCCGCCAGCGCTGGCCGGACGAGTTCGGCCTGCTGCCCGAGCCCGTGCGCGCGGCCGAGGTCGACGCCTGGCTGCGGGAGGTGGTGGCGCCGGAGCTGGCCAGGCTCGACAAGAATCGCCGCCACGGCTTCGGGCAGGACTTCGCCCGCGTCGGCGACCTCTCTGTCATTACGGTGCTTGAAGAAGGCACCGATCTCGTCGAGCGCTCGCGCCTGGTGATCGAAATCGGCAACTGCCCCTTCGCCCAGCAGCGCCAGATCGTCAAGTTCATCGGCGATAACCTTCCGCGTTTCCATTCGGCCGCGATGGACGCCACCGGCAACGGCGCGGACCTCGCCGAGTTCGCCGCCGACACCTTCGGCCATTCCCGCGTCGAGCAGGTGAAGCTCTCCGACGCCTTCTACCTGGCGAACATGCCGCGCTTCAAGGCGGCGCTGGAAGACGCCACCCTCGACAACCTGCCGAGAGACGATCAGTGCCGCGACGATCTGCGCGCGATCAAGAAGATCGACGGCGTGCCGAAGCTCGGCCGCGCCAAGACGCAGGCGGCCGACGGCAAGAAGGTGCAGCGCCACGGCGACTTCGCGATCTCCCTGTTTCTCGCCCACTACGCCATGAAGCGCGAAGTGGCGCCCATCGAATACACGCCGGCGCCGTCCTCGACCGCACGCTGGGACGGCGACGGCAATGACGACATCGACGCCGACGCCCTGGCCGGCGCCGCAGGAGCCTGGTAATGGCACAACAGATCCTCGACCAGTTCGGCCGCCCGATCGAGCGCGCCGCCCTGAGAGAACCGCAAACCTCCCGCCTCGGCCACCTGGCGCAGGAGTTCGCCTCGCATCCGTCGCGCGGCCTCACGCCGGGCAAGCTGGCGCGCATCCTCGCCGATGCCGAGCAGGGCGACATCGCCGCGCAGCACGACCTCTTCCTCGACATGGAGGAAAAGGACGGCCACGTCTATGCCGAGATGAGCAAGCGCAAGCGCGCCCTGCTGACGCTCGACTGGGACATCCTGCCGCCGCGCAATCCGAGCAAGGCCGAGGAAGACGACGCCGCCTGGCTGCGCGAGATGCTGCTCGATGTGCCGAACTTCGAGGACGTGCTGCTCGACTGCCTCGACGGCATCGGCCACGGCTTCGCCGCCCTGGAGCTGGAGTGGCAGCTCTCCGGCCGCGAGTGGCTGCCGAAGGCGATTACCCACCGGCCGCAGAGCTGGCTCCAGCCCGGCCGCGAAAACCGCAACGAGCTGCGCCTGCGCGACAACACGCCGGACGGCGCGGAGCTGCGCCCCTTCGGCTGGATTCTGCACACCCACCGGGCGAAGAGCGGCTACATCGCGCGCGGCGGCCTCCACCGCGTGCTGGCCTGGCCGTATTTGTTTAAAAATTACTCGGTGCGGGATCTCGCCGAGTTCCTGGAGATCTACGGTCTGCCGCTGCGCCTGGGCAAATACCCGTCGGGCGCCTCCGACCAGGAGAAGCTCACCCTGCTGCGCGCAGTCTCCGGCATCGGCCACAACGCCGCCGGCATCATCCCCGAAGGCATGATGATCGAGTTCGAGGAAGCGGCGAAGGGCCAGCACGACCCCTTCGAGGCCATGATCAACTGGTGCGAGCGCACGCAGAGCAAGGCCATCCTCGGCGGCACGTTGACCAGCCAGGCCGACGGCAAGAGCAGCACCAACGCGCTCGGCAACGTGCACAACGAGGTGCGCCACGACCTGCTGGTGTCGGACGCCATCCAGCTCGCCGCCACGCTGTCGCGCGATCTGGTTTATCCGTTACTCGCCATCAATCGGGGCGCACGCGATCCGCGCCGCCTGCCGCGCTTCTCCTTCGACACGCGCGAGCCGGAGGATCTCAAGCTGTACGCCGATGCGCTGCCGAAGCTGGTCAAGGTCGGCTTCGAGATCCCGGCCGACTATGTGCACGACAAGCTGCGCATCCCGCCGCCGAAGGATGGGCAGAAGGTGCTTGCGCTGCCGGCCGCCGCATCGCCGGAGGTTGTTCCCGCCCGCGCCGCCCTCAAGGCCGGCGCACCGGCCCAGGACGAATTCGACGTGTTTTCCGACGATCTGGCGTCCGACTGGGAGCACGTCACCGCCCCGCTGGTCTCCCCGATCGAGCGCCTGGCCGCCGAGTGTCGCAGCCTGGAGGAGTTCAAGGCTCGCCTGCCGCAGCTGCTGGAGCAGATGGACACGGCCGCCCTGACCGAGGCGCTGGCGCAGGCGCAGTTCGCCGCCGCGATCTTCGGCCGCGCCGAGCCGCCGGAGGACGGCCGGTAATGCTGCGCCTGCTCTCCTTGCCGCCCGAGGAAGCGATCGCCTTCTTCCGCCGCAAAGGCTTCAAGATCGGCTTCGACCATCGCGACGTGTGGCAGGCCGAACACCAGGCCGCCTTCACGGTGGCCAAGGCCATGCAGCTCGACCTGCTGGCCGACATCCGCGAGCAGGTCGATGCCGCCATCGAGCTGGGCACCACCTTCGAGACCTTCCGTGAAACCCTCAAACCGAACCTGGTCAGGCGCGGCTGGTGGGGGCGCGCCGTGATGACCGATCCGGCCACAGGCGAGGCGAAGGAAGTGCAGCTCGGCAGCACGCGCCGCCTCAAGGTGATCTACGACACCAACCTGCGCCAGGCGCACAGCGAGGGGCAGTGGGTGCGCATCCAGGAAACCAAGGCCGAGGCGCCGTACCTCATGTACGACCACACGCCATCGGCGCACGAGCGCAAGGAGCACGCCGCCTGGGACGGCATGGTGCTGCCCGCCGACGATCCGTGGTGGCAGTCGCACTACCCGGTGCGCGCTTGGGGCTGCAAGTGCCGGGTGATCCAGCTCGGCAGCCGCCAGCTCGACCGCATGGGCGCCAAGGTCGGCGCCGCGCCGCCCGAGCGCTACCAGGATTACGTGAACAAGCGCACAGGCGAGACCAGCCGCGTGCCGGCCGGCGTCGACCCCGAGTTCGCCTATCCGCCCGGCGGCCGGCAGGCCAACCTGGACCGGATGCTGGCCGAGAAGGTCGCGCGGGCCGGATTGGAGGGGTCGGCATGAGGCTTTTTGCGCCGGCCGCGATACAGGCCCTGTGTGCCGCTGGAAGCCCCGGATGGCTATCTACCCCCGGAAAATTTCCGTCAGCGGTTTTTAACGGGGGTTTAACGGGGTCGGTGGGCCGGTCCTGCGGGCTTCGGTCGGGCCGGTTTGCAGGGAAAGCCGGTTTCCCCGGTTTTCGGGCGCCTGAATTAGTAAAACGCTTTAGCGGATCGGCCAGGCCGAAACCGGCAGGATTCTGGGCATGAAACGCCGCGCCGACTTTGCCATTGCCGCCCTCTCCGTCGATCTGACGGCCGGCGGCGTCACGCCGCCCAAGGCTTTCCGCCTGCTGCCCTATGGTCGCTTCAAGGCCGCCGACGGCTCCGGCCGCCCGGTCGGCGTCCCGGACGGCTGGTTGCTTGAGCGTGAAGGCGCGGCGGCTGTCGCCGCCGCCTTCAATGCCCGTGGCGATGCGCGTGTGATCGATTACGAACACCAGACCCTGCATGCCGAGGTCAACGGCAGGCCGGCTCCGGCAGCCGGCTGGATCGGCAAGCTGGAGGCGCGCGACGACGGTCTTTATGCCGTCGACGTCGAGTGGACGGCGGAGGCTGCCGCGATGATCGCCGCAAAGCAGTACCGCTACATCAGCCCTGTTTTCAACTACGACAAACGCACCGGCCGCGTGCTGGCGGTCGCCCATGCCGCGCTCACCAACTTTGCCGGCATCGACGGCCTGACGGATCTCGCCGCCCTGGCCGCAAAGCTTTTCCCCGACCAACCCACCCAGGAGGAAACCATGAAGGAACTCTTGAAGGCGCTCGGCCTGGCCGAAACCGCCACCGAGGCCGAGGCGCTCGCCGCGCTGAACGCCGTGAAGTCCGCCCACCAGGGCGAAGTTGCGGCGCTCAAGGGCGCAGCGCCCGATCCGGCCAAGTACGTCGAGGTTGGCGTGCTCACCGGCGTGCGCAACGAGCTGGCCACCGCCACCACCGAGCTGGCCGCGCTGAAAGCCGAAAAGGCGCAAGCCGAGGTCGACAAGGTGATCGCCGACGGCCTGGCTGCCGGCAAGCTCACCCCGGCGACCGAGCCGCACGCCCGCAAGCTGGCCGGCGATCTGGCCGCGCTCAAGGGCTTCATCGACGCGCAGCCCGTCGTCGTCGCACCTGGCGGCCAGACCGGCGGCAGGCCGCCGGCCGGGGGCGGCGGCGGCGACGGCAAGCTCAGCGAAACCGAGCTTGCCGTGTGCCGCCAGCTCGGCATCAGCGCCGAGGAATTCCTCAAGAGCAAGGCCGGCGAAGCCGCTGCGGCCTGATCCATCAATCGACTAGGAGAACGCAATGCCACTGACCGCCGACCGCAACACCGTGAGCCGCAAGGGGGATGACTTCGAGTTCCCCGTCAAGGCCGCGACGAAGATCTACGCCGGCTCCATTGTCGCCATCGACAGCGCCAACGCCTACGCCACCAAGGGCGCCGCCTCCACCACCCTGAAGGCCGCCGGCGTCGCCCAGGAGCTGGCCGACAACTCCAGCGGCGCCGACGGCGCCATCAACGTGAAGGTCCGGCGCGGCGTGTACCGCTTCGCCAACTCATCCGCCGGCGATGCCATCACCCTGGCCGACCTGAACGCCGACTGCTACATCGTCGACGACCAGACCGTGGCCAAGACGAACGGCACCAACACCCGCTCGGTGGCCGGCAAGGTCCGCGACGTGGATGCCGCCGGCGTCTGGGTCGAGTTCTAAGCGGCCAGGCATCGACAACCCCTCCCACATCCACAGGAGAAATACATGAAATCCATGCTCAAGATCTTCGCCTGCATCGGCCTGGCCGAGCTGGCGACCCTGGCCGTCCCCGCCGGAGCGGCGGGCGGCGACACCGTGCCGGCCGTGATGATGGCCGGCATGCTGGTGAACAAGGCGTCGCTCGATTCGCTGTTCACCGGCCTCAAGACGATCTTCAACAATGCCCTGAAGGCCGCCTCCGGCGACTGGCAGAAGACGGCGATGGAGGTTTCCTCTACCGCTCAAGGCGAGGACTACGCCTGGCTGTCGCGCTTCCCGAAGTTCCGCAAGTGGGTCGGCGACAAGCAGATCAAGAACATCGAAGCCGGCAAGTACTACCGCAAGAACGAGGATTGGGAGGCCACCATTGCGGTTAAACGCAACGACATCGAGGATGATCGGCTCGGCATCTACAACACCCAGGCCCTGGGCGCCGGAGAGTCGGCCGGCGAGTTGCACGACATCATCGTCGACGATCTGAAGAACGGCGCCTTCGCCAGCAACTGCATGGATGGCCAGTACTTCTACGACACCGACCACCCGGTGAAGAGCAGCGACGGCAGCGTGTCGAGCGTCAGCAACAAGCTGACCGTCGCCCTGTCCGCCGCATCGGTCGCCGCCGCCACGGCCAGCTACGGCGCCGCCCGCGCCGCCATCATGAGCTTCAAGGACGAAGAGGGCATGCCGCTGCGCCTGGTGCCCGACACGCTGGAGGTGCCGCCGGCGCTGGAGGCGACCGCCCGCCTGCTGTGCGAAGGCGAGAAGCTCGCCGACGGCGCGACAAACCCGTTCCGCGGTACGGCCAAGGTGATTGTGAACCCCGGCCTCACCAGCTCGACCGCCTGGTTCCTGCATGTAACCAGCAAGCAGTCGGTCAAGCCGTTCATCGTGCAGATGCGTAAGCGGCCGGTGTTTGTCTCGCAGACCAGCACCGAGAACGACGACGTGTTCAATCGTGCCGAATACAAGTTCGGCGCCGAGGCGCGCGCCACCGGCGTGTATGGCTTCTGGCAACTCTCCTGCGGCTCGACCGGCGCGGGCTGATAGCAGCTGGCTGATTGAAGGCGGCTGGATCTCCAGCCGCCTTTTGTAAGCCCGCAGCACCTAACCACAGGAGGGAACGATGGCAGCCGAGCAAAAAACGAAGACAGAGCAGAAACCGAAGACCGAGAAAGTGCCGGGCCTGCGCGTGAGCGCCAAGGTCGCGGGCTTCCGCCGCGCCGGCCGCGCCTGGAGCGCCACGCCCGAGGATGTTCCGGCGTCGGAGTTCACCAAGGAGCAGATCGCCCAGCTCAAGGCCGACCCGTCCCTGACCGTGGCCGCGATCGAGATCGAGGTTGAGGTAGAACCCAAGGCCGAGTAACGCCCCATGCCCTACGTCACCGCCACCGAGCTGCTCGACCGCTTCGACGCTGAAGAGATCGCGCAGCGTGCCGACCGGGGCACCCCCCGGCTGGTCACCGCCGCGCTGATGCGCGCGGCGGCGGCTGGCGGCGACCTGTCCGGCTGGACGGCGGGGGAGCAGGCGGCGGCAGCGGAGGCCCTGGTGCGCATCAACCAGGCGCTGGCCGACGCCGACAACACCATCGACGGCTACGTCGCGGTGCGCCACGCCGTGCCGCTGGCCAACCCGCCCCTGGTGGTCAAGCGTCTGGCGTGCGACCTCGCCCGCTACTTCCTCTACGACGACCAGGCCACCGAGACGATCCAGAAGCGCTACGACATCGCCGAGCGGTTCTTCCGCGATGTCGGCGCCGGCAAGGTGTCGCTCGGGGCCGATCTCGGCGCAGCCAGCCAACCTGCCGGCGGCACGGTCGAGATCGGCTCCGGCGGCTCCGTCTTCGGCCGCAAGGACACGGGGTTCATCTGATGGACTTCGGGATCAAGGTCGAAGACGCCCGGATTCGCGCCGAGCTGCTGCGGCTGCTGGCATTCGGCCGCAACCCGACGCCGACCATGCGCGAGATCGCCATGCTCGGCGAGGGTTCCACCAGGCTGCGTTTTCGCACCGAGACCGGCCCGGACGGCCGGCGCTGGAAGCCGAGCCTGCGCGCGCAGATCCACGGCGGACGCACGCTCACCAAAGACGGCCACCTGGCCGGCTCGATCAGCTCCGGCTACGGCAAGGACTTCGCCGAGTGGGGTCTCAACCGCATCTATGCGGCCATCCACCAGTTCGGCGGCGAGATCCGCGCCAAGGGTGCCGGCGCGCTGCGCTTCAAGCTGGCCTCGGGGGCTTTCGCTACCGTCCAAAAGGTGCTCATGCCGGCCCGCCCGTCGCTCGGCGTGTCGGATGACGACGCCGGCGACATCCTGAACATCCTGCAGCGGCGCATCGAGGGAACGGCAGCGTGATCACCGAAGCCGAAAACGCATTCATCGCCCTCGTTAAAAACGCTCCGGTCGGCGACAAGCTGCGCCTGGTCGAGAGCCTGCCGGACCTGGAGGGCGAGAACCTGGTCAAGCGCTTTGGCGCCGACGCGCCGGCCGTGTATGTCGTCGCCGCCTCGTTCCCGGTCAAGGATCGTGCCGCCAGGCTTCGCTTCGGCCTGGTGTGCGTCGCGCGCAACAGCCGGGGGCATTCCGCTGCCCGGCAGGGCGACGGCAAGCTCATCGGCCTCTACGAGATCATGGAGACCGTCGCCGGCCTGATCGACGGCTCGATCATCTCCGGCGGCAGCTGGCGTGTCACCTCCGGCGACTTCGTCGTCGACGAGAAGCTCTACCAGGCGGGCGTCTACGCCGGCGTGGTGCAGGTCGAGATGGACGGCGAATGCACGCTGCCTAATCCGCTCGACACTGCCGCCCTGGCGCTCTTCAAGACCTTCCGCGCCAGCTACGACAGCGACCCCCACGAAAGCGCCGTTGAGCATGCCAAGTGGGCCGGCGATCCGCCCGATCACACCACCTCGGCGCCCGAGGTGTCCGAGACCGTAACCATTCAACCGTAGGAGGCCAGCCAACATGCCGCAAGTCAAAGCCACGCCGATCAACGGCGCCCGTGTCCGCAAGCCGGACGGCGCCATCCTCAACGCCGCCGGCGAGCCGGTCGAGCGCACCTCGTTCTGGCTTCGTCGCGAGAAGGACGGGGACGTAACGCTCGAAGCGATCGCCGCCCAGGAGCCGGCTGCGGAAGCCGGCGCCAAGACCAAGAAGTCGTAACGCGAACCCGCCACAGGAGGCACCATGCCCGACAACATTACGTTCATGACGATTCCGACCGACTGGCGCATTCCCGGCGCCTGGCTGGAGATCGACCACACCAAAGCCGTGCGCGGGCTGCCGAACATGCCGCGCCGCGTCCTGCTGCTTGGCCAGCGCCTGACCACCGGCACCGTTGCCGAGGGCGTGCTGACGCGCGTCTCGCGCGAGGCCGACGGGGTCAACTACTTCGGGCGCGGCTCGATGCTGGCGCAGATGATCCCGGCTGCGCTCAAGGTGCACCCGACCGCCGACCTGTGGGCGATCGCGCTCGACGATCTGGTGGCTGGCGTGCAGGCGAGCGGCACCATCACCTTCGGCGGATCTCCGACCGAGGCCGGCACGTTGAACCTCTACATCGGCGGCAAGCCGGTGCGCGTCGGCATCACCGCCTCGCAGACGGCGACGGCGATCGCCACGGCCGTGGCTGCCGCCATCACCGCGCTGCCCGATCTGGCCGTTACCGCAGCCGCCAACGCCGCTGTGGTGACCCTGACGGCACGCCACAAGGGCGAAGAAGGCAACGGCATCGACGTTCGCCTGAACTACTACACCGGCGAGTTCACGCCGAAGGGCATGACAGCCACCATCGTGGCCATGTCAGGCGGAACGGGAAACCCGGACGTGCTCGACGCGATCGCCGCCATGAGCACCGGGGCCTTCTACACCATCGTGATGCCCTGGACGGACGTGGCCAACGTCACGGCGATGGAGAGCGAGCTGCAAAGCCGCTGGGGCGGCTTGGACATGCGCACCGGCCACAGCTTCGGCTTCAAGTCGGGCACCTTCGCCGCTCTGTCGGCCTACGGCGCCGCGCGCAACAGCCCGCACACGACCTTTCCCGGACTCAAGGGCTGCCCGACGCTGCCCTGGGTGGTGGCGGCGCAGTTCGCCGCCGCCGTGGAATTCTCCGGCGCGAACGATCCGGCGATCCCGTTCAGGGGGCTGCGCCTGCCAGACGTGATGGCGCCTGCCGAGGCCGACCGCTTCACCGACGCCGAGCGCAACCTGCTGCTGCATGACGGCATCAGCACCATCATCTTCGATCCTTCCGGCGCGGCGATGGTCGAGCAGGTCATCACGACCTACCAGACCAACACCTTCAACATGGACGATCGCAGCCTGCTCAAGTTGAACACCAAGTGGACGGTCGATTACATGCGCTACGTCTTCCGCTTCGCCGTGGTGCGCGATTACCCGGCCCACAAACTGGCGAACGACGATGTGCTGCAGTACATCAGTCCGGGGCAGAAGATCGCCACGCCGAAGCTGATCCGCAACACGCTGATCGCGGCGGCCGGCCAACTGGTGGAGGTTGGCCTGCTCGAAGACCTGGCGCAGTTCAAGCGCGACCTGATCGTGCTGCGCTCCGAGGCCGACGAATGCCGCGTCAATGCCGTCATCCCGCCGAACCTGGTCAACCAATTCGACGTGTTCGCTGCCGCCGTGCAGTACATCCTCTGAGGAGATAAGCGATGCCGCAAGTTACCGGCCGAGTGGCCATCAACGTCAAGGGCTCGCGCCTGACCTCGAAGGAAGGCGCGACGCTGAAGTATTCAACCTTCGAGCGCGAGGGGGTCGCCGGGGACGCCGGTCCTATCGGCTTCGCCGAGAAGACCGCCATCCCGGAGATCGAGTGCGTCGTCGCCCACACGGGCGCCACGCGCCTGGCCGACTTCGAGGCGATGAAGGATGAGACTGTGTCCTTCGATTGCGATACCGGCACCAGCTACGTGCTGCGCAACGCCTGGTGCGCCGGCGCGCTGGAGCTGTCGAAGGGCGAGGTCAAGCTCAAGTTCCAGGGCGTCAAGTGCGAAGAGGTCGGCGCATGAACACCGTGAAGGGAACTCTTCCGCACGGCCTGGTGATCGACGGCGTCACGCACCGCGACTTCGAGATGCGCGAGGCCAGCACCGGCGACATGCTCGACGCAGAGTTCGAGGCGGACGTTAACCGGCCGATCGCTTTTAACGGCCAGATGATGCTGCGGCAGCTCGTCTCGGTCGGCACCTTCAAGGGGCCGTTCACGATGGGCATGCTGCGCGGCCTCAAGCCGGCCGACTACCGTGCGCTGCGGGCGAAGCAGATGGAGCTGGACATGCAGGGGGAAGTCGAAGGGAGCGCAGGACAAGCTTCCTGAACAAGGTGCTGCTCCTGGCCCTGAAGACGGGCTGGAGCCGCGCCGAGATCCTGTCGCTCCCGCCGCACGAGTTCAACCACTACCTGGAAGTGCTGACGAAAGCTGCGAACAATGGGCAACCGTGATCTCACCCTGGCGCTGCGTCTCTATGCGGATGCGGCGCGCTTCGTCTCCGGCCTCACGCAGGCCGAGGGCGGAGTGCGTCGCTTCTCCCAGGGCGCGAAGCGGGAATTCGACGCGCTCAAGGGCGCGCTCGGATCTGTCCGGGGGCAGCTCGCCGCGCTCGGGCTGACCACCGGCACGGTCGCCTCGATCATGCAGTCGGCGCGCATGGACAAGGGGCTCACCCAGATCGGCCAGACCGCCGGAATGACGCGCGCCGAGGTGGATGGGCTGCGCCGCGAGTTGTTCCGCATGGCCGGCGACACCGGCCAGCAGGTCGATGACCTTCAGGTCGGCTTCAACAATGCCGTGCAGTCCGGCCTCAAGTTCCGCGAAGCCCTCCCGGTGATCGACGCGACCAACAAGGCGATGGCCGTCACAGGAGCCAGCGCCGACCGGCTCACCGCCAGCCTGTCCGTGGCCAGTACTGCATACCAGTTCGACCTGTCCAGGCCCGGCCTGGCGATTTCCCTGCTCGATAAGATGACGGTGGCCGGCCGCCAAGGCAACGCCGAGCTGCAAAACCTCTCCGACATCTTCGGCCGCGTCGGCGTCAATGCCGCCAGCGCCGGCCTGAGTTTCGACAAGACGCTCGGCTTCATCGAGGCGCTCTCGCTGGTGGAGCGCTCGCCCGAGCGCCTGGCCACGCTGGCGGATTCGACGCTGCGGCTGTTCACCAACCTCAACTACATGAAGGAAGCGGCCAAGGCGACCAAGGTCCGCTTCTTCGAGGCGGACGGCTCGCGCCGCGATCCGGTCGCCGTGCTGCGCGACATCAAGAAGGAATACGACAAGCTCGGCACCGACAAGGAGCGCGCCGTCTTCCTTCAAAAAGCGTTCGGCAAGGCCGACCTCGACACCATCAAGGGCCTCAAGACGCTGCTCGGCGGCGACATGCTCGGCAAGGTTGATGAGTTCGCCAAGGCGATCGCCGACGCCGGCGGCACCATCGAGAAAAACCTTCCGGAAGCCATCGCCAACGCCGTCGACCAGACCGGAAGGCTCAAGGCCGAGCTGCGCAAGGCGGCCGACGATTTCGCAAAGCCGATCAACGATGCGGTGTCGCAGGTCATCAAGTGGGGGATGGACAAGAAGGAGAACGGCGGGCTCGGGCTCTCCGGCAAGGAAATGATCGTGGGCGGCACGGTGGCCGCCCTGGGAACCTTCGCCGCCGCGCGCTACGGCGGCATGGCGATCGGCGGCCTGGCCAAGCGCTTCGGCGGCACGGCTGCTGGTGTGGCCGAGGGCAAGGTGCTTGAGCAGGCGGCCGGCGTGACGCCGGTCTTCGTTGTGAATTGGCCGGGCTCGATGGGCGGAGTCGGCGACCTGGCGGCATCGACTGCCGCCGGTGCGGCCGGCGCCGGCACGGCCGGCAAGGTCGCCAGCCGCGCCAAGTCGCTGGCCGTGCTGGCAGGCGGGCTGCCGCTGTCCGCCTGGGGCTCGATGGGTGCAACCGGGCTCGCCACAGCTGGCGCCGGCGTGCTCGCCGCCGGTGGCGCCGGCTATGCCGTCGGCACCGGCATCAACAAGGCTTTCATCGAAGGCACCGCCGTGGGTGACAAAATCGGCGCGAGCGTGGCCAAGGTGCTGGCCTTCTTCGGCAACGAGGAGGCGCGCCGCGCCGTCGAGATCAGCGCCAAGCTGGAACAGGCCAATGTCGGCGGCGAAGTGCGCATCCGCATCGACCAGGACGGTCGCGCGTCGATCTTCGCTCGATCCGACAACCGCAACGTGCCGTTTTCGGTTGACGGCGGACAGACGATGGTGATGCCGTGACCTGGCGTGATCAGCTGCAGCGCGCGAGCTTCCGTGGCGCGCCCTTCCATGTCAGGACCGCCGATACCGAGGAAGGCCGGCGCGGCGTGCTGTTCGAGTACCCGCAGCGCGACGAGCCGTTCGTCGAGGACATGGGGCTCAAGGCAGGAGAATTTACTCTCAATGCCTTTGTCCTCGGAGACGATTACGCCAAGGCGCGCGACGCCCTGCGCGATGCCCTCAAGAAGCCAGGCCCAGGCGAGCTGGTGCATCCGACTCTCGGCCGTCTGAATGTGGCGCTGACGGCGCCGTTCAGGTTCACCGAGGATCTCGTCGACGAAGGCCGAGTGGCGCGCTTCACGCTCCGGTTTACCCAGACCGGCGACAATCTCCAGCCCTCAACCAGGGCGGATACCGCCTATCTCGTCGATTCGGCCGCCGGCACGGCCACCGATTCCGCCATCGCCGATTTCGGCAACGTGTTCAGCGTCGATGGCCTGCCGGAGTGGGTCTCTACCGATGCCGTCGCGGTGCTGGGCGAGGCGATGGCGGCGCTTGATGCGGCGCGCGCCGGATTGGCGCCGGACCTCTCCGTGCTGGGTGATTTCGCCTCCGAGCTGACTGGCGTGACATCTTCGCTGTCGGGCCTGGTCCGCACCCCGCTGACGCTTGCCTCGCGCATCGCCGGCCTAATGGCTGGCCTCTCCGGCTCCCTGTCCAGGCCGGCCGATTCGGTCGGCGCCCTGGGCCGATTGTACGGCTACAGCTCAAGCCGCCCGCCGGTCCCGACGACGACGCCGTCGCGTCGCGCCCAGGCTGCGAATCGAGCGGCGGTCGATTCGCTGCTGCGCCGGACGGCAGTGATCGAATCCGCGCGGGCAGCGGCCCGGCTCGATTTCGGATCGGCCAGCACGGCCGATCCGGCGCGACGGATGAGCTATCAGCAGGCGGCCACACTGCGCGAGCGGATCGCTGACGCGCTCGACGACGAGGCGGCCGATGCGCCAGTGCCGGTGTTCAGTACGCTGATGGATCTGCGCACCGCGATGGTGCGCGATATCACCGCTCGCTGCGCGGATCTTCCGCGCCTCGCGACAATCTCCATGCCGGCCACGCTGCCTGCGCTGGTGGTGGCGTATCGCGCCCTGGGCGACGCCAGGCGCGAGACCGACCTGGTGGCGCGCAACCCTATCCGTCATCCCGGTTTCGTGACCGGCGGCATGTCGCTGGAGGTGCTGGCCGATGCCTGAGGCGAACATGTCCGGCCGCGCTGAGTTGCACGTCAACGGCACGATCTACGGCGGCTGGCGGCGCACAAGCGCGCAGCGCTCGATCGAGCAAATCGCCAACGGCTTCGAGCTGAGCGTGACCGAGCGCTGGCCGGGCCAGTCCGTGAGCCGCCCGATCAAGCCCGGTGACAAATGCCAGCTCAAGCTCGACGGCGAGGCGGTCATCACCGGCCACGTCGACGATTCGGAGCCGGAGTACGACCAACAAAGCCATAGCCTGTCCGTAAAGGGACGCGATGCCACTGGCGACCTGGTTGATTGTTCGGCGATCTACAAGACGGGGCAGTGGGCGAACGCTACGCTGGACCGCATTGCGCGGGATCTGTGCGCGCCGTTCGGCATCAAGGTCAAGGTCGAAACGGATGTCGGCGCCGCCTTCTCCAGCTACAACATTCAGGAAGGAGAGTCCGTCTTCGAGTGCATCGAGCGAGCCGCGCGGCTGAAGGCTGTGTTGCTCGTGTCCGACGGCGAAGGGAATCTGGTCATCACCCGAGCCGGCACGCGCCGCAGCGCAACGGCGCTGACCGAAGGCGAGAACATCCTCAAGGCGCGCGGGCAGTTTGGCTGGAAGGACCGCTATTCGATCATCACCGTCAAGGGGCAGGAGCGCGGCACCGACGACTTTTTCGGCGAGCACGCTGCCGGCCCGTCCGCCAGCGTTAAAGACGAGACCATTTCGCGCTACCGGCCGCTGATTGTGCTGGCTGAGGCCCACGGCGCCGGTGCCACGCTGCGCGACCGCGCCGAGTGGGAGCGCAACGTGCGCATGGGGCGCGGTAATCGCGGCTCGATCACAGTACAGGGCTGGCGCGATGGTTCGGGCGCGCTCTGGCAGCCAAACACTTTGATCACGGTCACATCGCCGATGTTGTGGCTTAACGCGGCCGAGATGCTGATCGTCGGCTGCACCTACACGCTCGACGACAGCGGGACCATGACCACTCTTTCGATCGCCAGGCGCGAGGCATTCGACCTGATCGCCGGCACCGGCCGCTCGAAACTTGCCCGCAAGCTCAACGACAAGGAGCAGCGAGAGAAGAAAAAAAAGGGCGACGACTGGAGCGCTCTATGAGCCGCGAATTCATGAAGCTGCTCTCTCCGCTCTCGCGCCGCCTGCGCCTGATGGCTTCGCGCGCCGTGCTGAGTCTGATCTCTGACGCGTCCGGCATGCAGATTGTGCAGGTCAAGCTGCTCAATGGTGAGGTACGCAACGGCATTGAGCGTTATCAGCAGTACGGCTTCACGTCGGTGCCGCTGCCTGGCGCAGAGGGTATCTATCTGTCTCTCGGTGCCGATCGCGATCACGGCGTCATCATCGTTGCGGATGATCGCCGTTATCGCATCAAGGGCCTTCAGAGCGGCGAGGTGGCGATCTACACCGACGAGGACAAGGCGGCGGCGGATCACCGCATCGTTTTCAAGCGCGGCAAGGAGATCCACATCACAGCCGGCGCATCCAGCATCGTCATGACGCCGACGGGCATCACCATCACCACGCCGAGCCTCGATATCGTGAAGGTCTGACCATGCACGGCATCGCACGCATCAACCAGGACACCGCCGGCGGACTGATCGTCGGCGCGCTGCAGGACTTCGTGATGGTCGAGGGCACGCTGTGGGCCGTGCTGGGCGACTCGGTGCAGCCGCACCCGCCCGGCGGCATTCATAGCGGACCGGTGATGGCCGAGGGCAGCCCGTTCATCCGCATCAACGGCATCCCCGTATGCCGCGAAGGCCACTTGGCTAACTGCGGCCACCCGGCCACCGGCAGCGCATCGATGAGGATCAGCGAGTGAGTGACATCCGCACCCACTTCATCAGCTTCGAACGCGGCGCCGAATGGCTCCTCCAGTCGCCCGGCCTGGCGGACGACGACGGCCTCGACACCGCCGTCATCCTCTCGCTGTTCACGGACGCGCGTGCCCGCGACAGCGACGCGCTGCCGTCGCCGAGCGACGTGCGCGGCTGGTGGGGCGATGCCTACCTGGCCAACCCGGGCGACCGCTTCGGATCGCGCCTGTGGCTGCTTGGTCGCCGCAAGCAGCTGCCCTCTGTGCTCGTCGAGGCCAGAAGCTACGCCGAAGAGGCCCTCGCATGGATGGTTAGGGATGGCGTGGCCAGCCGCGTCGAGGTTGAGGCGTTTATACCCCGCGACGAAATGCTCGGCCTGTCCATCGCCATCGCACGCCCGGACGGCCGGATCACCCGCTACCAATTCGAGGCCCTGTGGGCATCGCTCTGAACGAGAGAACACATGCCATTCTCACGCCCTGATCTAGCCACCCTGATCGCCCGCGCGGAAGCCGACATCGAGACCCGCCTGCCGGGCGCGGATGCTCGCTTGCGCCGCTCGAACCTCAACGTGCTGGCGCGGGTGCATTCCGGCGCCGCGCACGGCTTGTACGGCTATCTCGACTGGATCGCCCGCCAGGTGATCTATGACACCGCCGAGACGGAGCTGCTGGAGCGCTGGGCGGGCATCTGGGGTATCGGGCGCAAGCCTGCGGCGCCGGCGACGGGCGCCGCGACGCTGACAGGCACAAACGGCACGGTCATCCCCGCCGGCACGCGCCTGGTGCGATCGGACGCCGCCGAATTTCTGGTGGACGCCGAGGCCACCGTGTCCGGCGGGACCGCCGGCGTTTTGCTCACCGCCGATGTGGCCGGCCAGGCCGGCAATACGGCCGCCGGATCGGCACTCAGCCTGGCGACGCCCATCGCCGGCATCTCGGCCGATGCTACCGTCGCCGCCGGAGGCTTGACGGGCGGCGCCGACATCGAGGCGGACGATCTGCTGCGCGCCCGCTTCCTCGCGCGCATCCGGCAGCCGCCGCACGGCGGCGCGGCGCACGACTACGTCGCCTGGGCGCTGGAGATCGAGGGCGTCACGCGCGCCTGGTCGTATTCGGCCGAGCTTGGCCTGGGCACCGTCACCGTGCGCTTCGTGCGCGACGATGATGTCTCGCCGATCCCGGATGCCGGCGAGGTCGCCGCCGTGCAGGCGCATATCGACACCCTGCGTCCGGTCACAGCCGCCGTGACGGTCGTCGCGCCTGTCGCCGTGCCGATGGATTTCCAGATCCAGCTCACGCCCGGCACCGCCGCCGTCAAGGCCGCCGTCGAGGCCGAGCTGCGCGATCTGCTGTTGCGTGAAGCCGAGCCGGGCGCAACGATCCTACTGTCGCATATCCGCGAGGCGATCTCGATCGCGGCGGGCGAAACCGACCACGACCTGGTGTCGCCGGCGGCGGATGTCACCCACACCACCGGACAGATGGCGACCTTCGGGAGCATCACGTGGCTTTGACGGCCGCCGAGTACCTCGCCCAGCTGCAGGCGCTCCTGCCGCCCGGAGCGGCCTGGCGGCGCGATGCCGGATCGGCGCTCACGGAATTTCTCGCGGCGCTGGCCGAGGAGCTGGCGCGCATCGATCAGCGCGTCGACGCTCTTCTCGACGAAGCCGACCCCCGCACCACCACCGAACTCCTCACCGACTGGGAACGCGTCGCCGGCCTGCCAGACGCCTGCACCGGCCCCTTGCCCACGCTCGCCCAGCGCCGCGCCGCCCTGGTTGCGCGCCTGACCAGCATCGGCGGCCAGTCGCGCGCCTACTTCATCGCCCTGGCGGCGTCGCTCGGCTACACGGTGACGATCACCGAATACCGGCCCTACCACGTGAACAGCCACGTCAACGACCCGCTCAACAGCGAGCTATGGACCTTCGTCTGGCAGGTGAACGCCGCGCTCAACACCGTGCGGCGCTTCACCGTCAATGCCGGCGTGAACGAGCCGCTCGCCGCCTGGGGTAACGAGCTGCTCGAATGCGTCATCCGGCGCTTCGCGCCGGCGCACACCAAGGTGCTTTTCGCCTACTCATAAGGAGATCCGTGAATGGATAACAGGAAATGGCAGGCCGCCGCCAGCGCCACGCCCCCCGCCGACGAGGCCTCGCCCTCGAGCGGCTACCCGACCGACGGCAACCCGAGCACGCCGACGCCGGCCACCATCCCCGGCGCGCGCTGGTTCCACCAGGTGGGGGAGGAAATCCGCGCCGTCATCGCTGCGGCTGGCCTCACGCCCGACAGTACCGTGCTCACGCAGCTGCGCGACGCCATCCAGGCCATGATCGTCGGCGCGCAGAAGGCCGTCATCATCAACGGCGTCACCTTCGAGGCCAGCGTCGCCGACGGCGAAGCGGTGCGCTGGGACAGCGGCAACAGCCGTTTCGACGAAGCCATCGCCGACGGCACCGCCAACAACCGCGCCGTCGGCATCGCCGACGTGACCAACAGCCGCGTCTACCTCTACGGCGAATGCCCGCTCTTCAGCGGCCTCACGCCCGGCAGCCGCTACTACCTCGATGCCAGCACCGCCGGCGCCATCACCGCCACCGCGCCGACCGACGCGGTGCAGATCGGCATCGCCAAGAGCGCGACGGTGCTGTGGGTGGACGTGGATGTGGCGCAAGCGCCGCCGGCGCAAACATTGATCGTCAGCGACCAGAAAGCTCAAGGCACTGCCGCTGGCGGATCGAGTGTCGGGGTTCAAACCCGAACCTTGAACACCGTCGACAAAAACACCATCGCCGGCGCTTCCGTATCCTCAAATCAGATCACGCTCCCTGCCGGCACATACAGAGTGTTTGCCCAAGTGCCCGCCATCAACGTCAACGCGCATCGCGCGCATCTGTACAACGTGACGGACTCTGCCGTCTCCATCCTCGGCACATGCGAGAACGCAACCGCTCCAGCAACGAGCGATAGCGTCGAGACGTGGAGCGAAATTATCGGGGACATCACCATCGCGGCCACAAAGGTTTTTGAGATCCGCCATTACACCGGCGGCGCCGAAGCCACACATGGTCTTGGTGTTGCCATGAATATTTCCGGGTACGTCGAGCAGTACACGAAGGTTGTCATCGACAGGAGGTAACAAGATGAGGTATGCATTTTTCAATTCCGACGGCCGCGTTGAGCTTGCAGTCAACGACGAAAGATGCAGGGCTGTCCCTGCCGGCGCTGTCGAACTTAGCGAGGCGGACTGGAACCGTCGATTCGATCTTCGAATGATTGCCGGAGTGCTTGAGCACGACCCGTTGCCACCTCCGATGACGCTCGCCGATCTGAAGGCCGCCGCCCTGGCCGCCATCGACGCCGAGGCCGGCGTCGCGCGTGCCCGCTACATCACCGTCGCTCCAGGCCAGGAGGCCACCTACATCCTCAAGGCGCAGCAGGCCACTGCCTTCAAGGCGGGAGGCTACGCCGGCGCCGTGCCCGGCCTGGTGCAGGCCGAGATGGACGCCACCGGCGCCACCGCCCAGCAGGCCGCCGACGACATCCTCGCGCAGGAAGCCACCTGGGCCTACAAGGCGGCACAGATCGAGAGCGCCCGCCGGCGCGGCAAGGTCGCCGCCGGCAACGCCGCCGACGCGGCGGCCGTGGATGCGGCGCGTGCGGCGGCGATTGCGGAGTTGGGGGCGCTGTAGAAAAGACGACGCGACCGGGCAAGGTGCGCGAACACCCGACCCGGTCGCCCTCGGCAGATAGAGCCTGCGTCAGGCCAAGGCGCCGCCACCGTGCACACGGCGGGCCAAGCCTACCACGCGAGGCAGCTGGAATTGGAAGAGATCAGATGCGGTAACTGCAACAGAAAACTGGCCGAGGCGGACTATCGCCGCCTGGCCATCAAGTGCCCCAGGTGTGGGGCGCTGAACGTGATGAAGGCCAAGAGCCTCTCACCCGAGCGCCATCGAGCGTCAGACCGAAAGGGAAGACCCGATGGCAACTCGAAAAAAGTTCCTTAACAATCCGGATCATTTAACGGGCGGCGGCGCCGATCTCCACCGTGGCGACGCCCTGGCGGTGCTGCCGACCCTGGCCGGCCCGTTTAACGCGGTCATCACCGACCCACCCTACAGCTCGGGCGGCCAGTCCAAGGGCGACCGGGCGCGATCCACCGGAAAGAAGTACCTCAACTCCGGCGCGACGCGCTTCCCGGACTTCCTGGGCGACACCAAGGACCAGCGCTCCTACCTGCACTGGAGCGCCCTTTGGATGGCCCTGTGCCACGCTAGGATGGCCGACGGCGGGCTGATCGCCGTCTTCTCGGACTGGCGGCAGCTCCCGGTCACCACCGACGCCCTGCAGGCCGCCGGCTTCATCTGGCGCGGCATCGCCGTCTGGGACAAGACCGGCGGCGCCCGGCCCTACAAGGGCGGTTTCCGCAGCCAGTGCGAGTACATCGTCTGGGGCTCCAAAGGCAGCCTGGCCGGCGAGCGCTACAACCCCGGCCTGTTTCGCGTCCCGCCAACTGCCGGCGGCAAGTTCCACCAGGTAGGCAAGCCCGAAGCCCTCATGGCCGAACTGGTCGCCGCCGCCGACGGCCACATCCTCGACCCGTTCATGGGCTCCGGTACCACCGCCGTGGCGGCCCTGAAACAGGGCAAGCGCTTCACTGGCGTCGAGATTAGCGGGCACTACTTTCAGGTAGCCAGTGAGCGCCTGTTTAATGTTAAATAG